AAAAGACGCGCAAATGGAAGAGGTTGCCAAACTGCTGGCAGAGATTGACGCCATAGAAGTTGAAAAGGCCAGAGAGCGAGGCGAGATGATCTTTATTGAGATCATGGTGTTCGTTCTGGGCTTGATGTTGGGCTTTGCAGCAGGGCGAGTGTTGTGAGCGAATACACCAAGATCTCGCGTTACAACCCGCGCCTGTCATTTGAGCAGTACAAGATCGTATTGAAGCGCAAGAAATTAGCCAGAGAAGAGAACGAGCGAGTGCGCTATAAAGATCTCGTAAAAGAGCGGGGCATCCGCCAGTCCGTTATCGGCACCGCCATACGCCGAGGGATTAAGCAGTACGACTATGTGCTGTGGAAGCAGGGTGAGCAGATATGAAGATTGAAGTTAGTTGCGACTTGCTTGAAGAAATCACAGCAGCGGAATTAAAGATCACCTTGAAGTCGCTTCAGAGAGATTACAGGGATCGCAAGGCAGGAAAGCAGATGTACATATTCAGCTCTGATAAGGCAGCGGATCTAGCTGAACTGAAGCAGCATATCGACGCATTCAAACTGGTGGGGCGGTACTACGGGGCGAAGGTATGACCCACGACGACATCATCCGACTGGCGCGAGAAGCCGCAGAGGCAACGAACACAATAGTACCGCCCGAGGGGCCATTGTTTGTGACTCCATTCATTGAACGCTTTGCCGCCCTCGTTGCCGCAGCCGAGCGGGAGCGCATGGATCTGAACGCCATTCATTCCTGCCACGCGGAATGCCAGAACCCTTTCTGTATACGAGTGCGCGAAGCCGTAGCACATGAGCGGGAGCAATGCGCGTTGATTGCGGAATCTTATGAGCCTCGCTGCGATACCTGCCCGAGCGGAGTTACGAACGCCATTCGTGCGAGGGGTAACACCGGCATCAAGTGGGAGATAGAACCATGAACGACCCGATGGCACGAGGCGGAGTGCGCCGCTACTTGGACACCGTAACCCCCGAGGAGTACATCCCCGACACGGGCGAGGTGAACGTGAAAGAGATGACGCTCACGGGACTGGCGGATCTATTTGGCAGCGACAAGGGCAATGTAAAGCATTGCTATACAGACGTATATGAGCGCATCGTAGCCGAGATGATTCGCACCGAGGGGCAGCCCCGGCACAAGTGCGTGTTTGAGATAGCCGAGGCCGGTGTAGCGTGTGGCGCATCACTCCACATGTGGGCGCATTACCTACCAGCATCGAACATCACGGGCTTTGACATCCGCGAGGAGTGCGCGAGCCTGTGTAAAGACCTGCCGAACGTGGACATTCATATACTCGACTTGTGCAAGAACGCACCGCCCGATGATGCGATGTATGACCTCTTCATCGATGACGCGAGCCACATCTCCGAGCAGATCATTGAGATGTTTGGGATGGTGTGGGATCAAATCCGACCCGGCGGGTATTACGTCATAGAAGACTTGAAGTGTACTTACAACGACGCCTACACCAACCAGTTCCGTCAATACTTCGACGCGCAAGCAGTCAACAGCCGCGAGACGGTGATGGCATTTATGGATCAGATCATGCGGATCGTTGATGCGCGTGGACAGATCGCAGAGTTTAGTTACTACCCCCAACTTTTGGTTATTCGTAAAGGTGAAGCATGAGTGAAGAGTTTGATTATATGGATCGCACCCCGACTCAACAGCAAGAGGAAGTTTGGTGCAAAATCAACCCGCAAGGACAGCTTGAGCATTTCGATTGGAACTTCGTGGAAAAAATTGCCAAAGAGTTTGATCAGATTCCAGAGGGCGGACCGAAAAATAATGCTCAAGTGATCTGCAAACTAGCGGTGTTGATTCGCGAGCAGACCATCAAGCAATGTGCGGAAGTCATGCAGAAGTATGCAACGCAATCTGCGCTATCAAATGTTGTTGTATTAAAAGATCCTCTGGAGGAAGTATGAGCAAGAAAGAAGATAGCGCAGCCTACGGAATGGAGTTGCGGGATTACTTTGCAGCAGCAGCTCTTCAGGGGATGCTTTCAGATCCAACATACGACGATAGTGCTGCATCCATGGCTAAAATTGCATATAAATTTGCCGACGCTATGCTGAAAGAGAGAGCAGAAAAGAAATGAGCCGTTTTGTTTTCTTTCACGTTGGAGCGGATATTACCTTCCCGACCAAGATGGTGGCATCGTTGAAGGCCGTGATGCCCGATGCCGAAGTCATCATGTGTACGGATGACGCTACCCCGAAGGTCGAAGGCGTGGACGAGTACAAATACTCCAAGGGCGACCCGGCACAGATCATGTACTGGCGTACTCGCGCATTTGCAGAAGCACGGTTAACAAAGCCTGCTATGTATATCGACACCGACATGCTGTTCGTTCTACCGGTTAACCCAGAGGCGATTCTGGGTAACAAAGAAGTGATCTTCTGTCGCAGATCGTTTGATCGTGACATGGGATTCAACGGCGAGCAGCGAGGCGGAGTGTTCAAGAAGTACCACAACATCCCGCTCGGTACGCTGTACCCCTATCTCGGCTGCGCGACCATCACGAGCAACTACCATGCGTGGAAGTGCATAACGATCCTGATGGGATTCATGGATCAGAATCTGCGCTCGTGGTACGGGGATCAGGAGGCGCTCAAGGTTTACTCGCACATGCTATATACGCACCTCGTTGGCGAGATGGAGGAGAGCGAATATGCCTGTCTACCGGAGCGTGCTGTTGGGGGACACGTACCCAAGATTCTGCACTTCAAAGGACCGGCTCGTAAGGAGGCGTTCCTCAATGCTTAAGGTCTTCATCGGATGGGACAGCCGCGAAGAGGCAGCGTATGAGGTGTGCAAGAAGTCGCTTGAGCTTCACACTTCAGTCCCGCTCGACATCACCCCCATAAAGCAGAACGATCTGCGCGAGCAAGGTATCTATTGGCGTGGGGTCGATGCGCTCGCGTCTACGGAGTTCAGCCTCACGCGGTTTCTGACTCCACACCTCGCGGGGTACTCCGGCTGGGCGGTCTTTGTAGACTGCGATTTTCTTTTCCGGGGGGACATCGCGACTCTGCTTGACTACGCCGACGGGGCAAAAGCGTGCTTCGTGGTACCGCACAATTACCGGCCTACCGAAACGGTCAAAATGAACAACCAAGCGCAACACGTTTACCCCCGAAAGAACTGGTCTAGTTTCATGTTCCTGAACTGTGAGCATGAACAAGTTAAACGCTTAACGCCAGAGATTGTGAACATCGCGAGTCCGAGTTATCTTCACCGGTTTGAGTGGTTATCTGACGATGTGATCGGACACTTGCCGATTGCATATAACTACTTAGAAGGTTGGTACACCAAGAACGACTGCCCAAATCCGATAGCAGTACACATGACCCGAGGTGGTCCGTGGTTTCAGGATTGGACTCATGTGGAGTACGGCAAGGAATGGATGGCCGTGGCGTCAACACTATGAACAAGTATCAAAAGACAATTCAGAAGATTGAAACTGCTTTTCAGGCGGGTAAATACGCCGAGGCAATGGATCTTTGCAATTACGCAATCGGTCTTTTCCCGAAGGACATCGTGGCGTACCGGGCGAAAGCTCGACTGCTACAAATCCAGAAAGACTTTCCTGAATCCGAGCGATATTACAACGCAGCGGAGAAGCGCGGGAAACTGACGGCAGATGATTACATTAACCGTGGCGTCGTAAAAGCCGAGCAGCAAAAGTACGATGCTGCAATTCAAGATTTTAATTTAGGAATTAAAATAGATCCTAAATACTTGTTTGCTTACATACAAAAAGGCGCCGCTCATTGGGAGATGAGGCGATGGGAAGAGGCGCTTGCTGACTTTCGCAAAGCGAATGAAATAAAACCAGACGACGCCAATGCCAACTGGATTCTGGGACTATTGCTATTGCAACAGAACGAGTTCAAAGAAGGCTGGCCGTTGTATGAAACGCGATGGAAGAGCGAACGATTTAAAAGTCGTCGCTTAGTGACTCAGAAGCCGCAATGGAATCTGGAGTCAAAGGCGCGATCTGTTCTGGTTTGGGGCGAGCAGGGTATCGGTGACCAAATCATCTACGGCTCTTTGTTACCCGCCATCCGGCAGCGCACCGATAAGGTCACTGCAATGGTTGACCCCCGGCTCATTAAAATCTTCAAGGCTTCGATGCCGGACATTGACTTCATCGCCAATAGCGATCAGGTCCCGGCTGCGCTGCACGAGGAACAGATTCCGTTCGCGAGTGTGGGCTGGTCGTTCATCAACGAGAAGGACGACATCCAGAAGTACGCAGCGCGGAACTTCTTGCAGGCTGACCCGGAGTTGGTGAAGAAGTATCGCGAAGAAGCAGGACTCAACCCGAACAAACTGACGGTGGGTCTATCGTGGGTTAGCGCAGCCATCAAGATCGGACCGCATAAGAGCGTCAACCTTGAACAGCTCCTGCCGATTCTAAAGCAGGATGTGAATCTGATTAACCTGCAATACGGCAGCGACAAGAATTCGGTTGATTATTTCAACCAGCAGCATGGCGTGAATATCGTCACAACGTCCGTTGACTTGTTGAAAGACTTTAACGGTCTTGCTGCGCTCTGTCAGATGTGCGATGTGATCGTAGCCATCAGTAGTTCGACTGTGCATCTGGCCGGGGCGCTGGGACGACCGGTGCTGTTGATGGATGCGAACAAGCTCTGGTACTGGGGTAACAAGGATGGCGACCGAAGCCTGTGGTATCCCAGCATCCGCGTCTTCCCGAGGGACAACATGATTGCACCTTGGGATAACGTCATCGAACAAGTTACAAAAGTGGTGGAGGGAATGATCCATGACAATAGATAGAGAATCTCCGCCCGGAGCATGGGCAGAGGAGTTACGAGCCGCCCCTTGGGGCTACGGTCAAAGCCAAGCCAAAAAGGTTGAGGTTGCTTTGAACAACGTCCACAAGGCAGGGCTTTGGGAAGAATACAAAGTGATCCAGATGGAACTGAATATCTTGAAGACTGAGTTGGAGTTATTACGAAATGGAAGGGGATAAAGATGCAATCCGAGAATACTTGGCGTCTATCGGAAGCCGAGGTGGAAGCGCTGCTTCAGGAGCAAAAAAGCGACGATCTAAGGCGCACTACCAACGCATGGCCAAGCTCAGCCATGCCAAACGAAAGGCCAAACAAAAAGGAACGTCCGATGAGCGATCCGATAAACCCGAACCACTACAAGAAGGGTGAGATTGAGGCTATCGACGCCATCAAGTCTGCCTTGACCGAGGACGAGTGGCGGGGGTTCCTAAAGGGGACGGCGATTGCCTATCTATGGCGGCTTGGCCATAAGGACGCCGTGGAGCAGGATGCCAGTAAGACCCTCTGGTACGTCTCATGGCTTGCAGGAAAAGATCCGAGGGGGTAAGATCCCCCCGTGCTATCTCTATTCTCCTAGAGACTTGGCCCCGGTGTTGTAGCTCTTGCTCCGCCGGGGCATTTTTTTCACTTCCCCCTGATCTTGTAGACGCGGCGATCCCGGCCCGGACCATCCTTCTTAATGACATCCTCTACGATGTCGCCCGACTCCAAGAGCGTCTGTAGGATTTCGTTTCGATCCCGAGCCTTCATGCCTTGGAGTGATTTGGCGAGCTGGGTGCTGCTGGCTCCAAGTTCCCCTTGCTTGCGGATGAAGTTCAGGACGCGCTTGTGCGAGGCTTCGATTTCGTTCTCGGCCACTTCCCGAACCAGTAAGTCAGCGGTGTAGTTGAACGACCAACGAGCCAAATCATTCGCCATCTTAAAGACTTCAAACGTCACGGTTGGCGAGATAGGATCACGCGCAATGGCTTCGATCATGGCGAGCTTGACCGTAATTTCACCGTAGCGCACCCAGAGAGCATCGTCGCCACGAGATTGCTTTACTTGCCACTCTCGGACGAGCTTGTACTCTTCAAACGCGGCTTCTTCCCAATGCACGATCATGGGCACGACCGGAGAGTTGGGGAGCGATGGCATGTTGGTGAGATTGCCAACACCCGCAGGCACGACGTTGTAAGAGTCCATCATGTCTTTCACGATGTCTTCAGGCGGCGGTGTCATCTGCGGAATCTGCGTGTCCGGGTAATCCTCAAACGGTGGAACCATCAAGATACGGCTCAGCGTACCGTTATCCACCATGTCGAAGTTCAACGCGGGGATCAGGGTTCTCGGAGTCGTAGTACCAAAGAAGTTGAAGTTAGGCTGGTTGATGTCGAGACGCACCCGGTTGGTCGAGTCTGCGTACTCTTGGCCGTGATACATGCCGCTACTGCTGGAGTACACCTCAAGCAATGTCTTGATAATGTCTCGCTGGTGACTCGCTGCGTTCTTGGCAG